CTCCAACTGGGACCTGGTCGCAAACAGCGTCAAGGCATCGGCCGGCGTGATGACCATCGGCGACGCAGCCAAGTAATTGAAGGGGGCTCCGGCCCCTTTCTCATTGGAGAAACCATGACCGAAAAGATCGCATACGAGAAGCATCCCGTGTCGCCTGAACGCAAGGCCGAGCTGCGTGCCCAGGGCTTCAAGATCATCGACGCGCAGTTCAAGCCAGCCCAGGCGCAGGAGCAAACCAGCGAGGGCGAAGGCGAGCATTCCACTGCCAAGCGGGGCCGCAAGCCAGCCCAGGCGCAGGAGTAAGCCATGCTGGCAGTCGCTCCACAAGATGGCTATGACTCGCTGGTGACGCTGGCTGAGGCGCAGGACTACATGGAGCGCATGGGCTACGACTGGCCGGCTGATGAGGCCAAGCAAGAGATTGCTCTGCGGCGCGGCACGCAGTATGTCGTGACCATGTACAGCATTCGGCCTGAGTTCCTAGACCCTGTTGCTGATGCCTTGAAGCACGCCACGTGTGAGGCCGCACTACGGGCAGCCGATGGCTCGCTGTTCTCCGATGTGGACGCCCAGGCTGTCACCGAAGAATCGGTGGGGCCGATCACTACCAAGTACGCACAGCCTGCAAACGGTGGTCAGAAGCGCTTCGGCGTGATTGATGCCTTGATGCGCGGCCTGACGACTGGTGGCGTGGGGCAGGTCAAGTTTGTGAGGGCATGACATGGCCAAGTTTGACTACTCCCGCCCAGCCGCGACTGCCAAGCGGCTGTTGGATCGCTTCGGCCAGGCAGGGGCGATCTCTCGCTCCACGCCAGGTGGCTATGACCCAGAAACCGGCCCGACCGATCCTGTAGAGCTGCAGTCACCATGCACCGTCGCGCTGCTGGAGTTCGACAACCGGCAGATCGACGGAGAGCTGGTCAAGATCGGCGACCGACGCGCTTTGATCGCTCCGGATGTCACGTTTGAACCTGATGCAGGTGATGTGCTCACTGTGGGCTCGGATGCTGTTCAGGTGGTCCGAAACAGGCCACTGAAGCCGGCCGGCGTCATCGTCCTGCATGACTGCATAGTGAGGGCCTCATGAGCTTTGCTGATGATCTTGCCAAGTACTGCCAGGCTGCCGGGGACAAGATTGATCTGGTGGTTCGCAAGTCGGCGCTTGAGCTGCAGGCCAGCATGATCGCTAAGTCCCCTGTGGACACAGGGCGCTTCAAATCGAATTGGCAGTGCGGCCTCGGCGGCATGAATCCTGAAACCGCAGCAACCGCTGGCAGCGATGCCCTCGGGCGCACCGAGGCTGTGTTGCAGGGCTACAAGCCTGGGCGGACCATTTGGCTGACGAACAATCTGCCATATGCCAAGCGCCTTGAAAACGGCTGGTCTCAGCAAGCTCCGAGCGGTATGGTCCGCCTGACTGTTCAGGACTTCAAATATGCGGTCAAGCGCGCAGCGGATGCAATGAAATGACCCTCTCACAAATCAAAGCATTGCTGGAGTCCAAGCTGCTCGCCATGCCTGGCGTACTGCCTACGGCCTTCGAGAACGTGCCTTTCAAGCCGCCTGAAGGCCCATACCAAGCCTGCTATCACCTGGTGAATAGCCCAGTGGACCTGGGCATGGAGGGCACGATGACGGAGGAGCGCGGCATCTTGCAGATCACGCTGCGCTACCCGGAAGGGAAGGGCCGGCAGGTGACTGATGCTATGGCCGACCAGCTTAAGCAGCACTTCAAGCCAGCCCAGATCATTCCTGGCCCGGGTTTTCGCATCGAATTGAACAAGACGGCAACAGTGTCCTCCGGGATGCCTGATGAAGGCCGCTGGACCGTTCCTGTATCCGTCTCTTGGGAGGCGTACCCGTCATAGGGTGCGTCGCCAAAACCTAATGCCACCGAGAGGTGGTTTTTTGTGCCCGATGAGGGCGAAACCTAGCCGCGAAGCATGTGCAGAGCGGCTTTTTTCATTTCTGAAAGGCCCATATGGCACGTACTCCAACCGGCACGATTACCTCCGTTGCCACCGCGCTCTCCACCTCGAAAACGATCAGTGGCATCTCCAATGCTGCAGAAGCTGTTGTCAGCTCTGTCGGCCACGGCTTTGCCAATGGTGACATCGTCCTGATCCTCTCGGCCTGGGGGCGCTTGAACTTCCGCGCCTTCCGCGTCAAGGGCGTGACCACCGACAGCTACACGTTGGAACGCGGCGACACCTCGAACACCGAGTTCTTCACGCCTGGCCAAGGCGCAGGTTCTGCGCGCAAGGTTAGCACCTGGGTGGACCTGGACCGCACCATGAACCACTCCACCAGCGGTGGTGATGCCAAGACCGTGAACGTGAAGTTCATCGAGTCGGACAACGAAATCGTTCTGAACGACGGCTTCAACGCTGTGCAGCGTACCTTCGACATGGACGCCGACATGATCGGCTCGCCAGCCTACGAAGCGCTGCGCACGCTGTCTGACACCAACGCAGACACCGTGGTCCGCCAGCGCGCCAAGACTGGCGCTCTGTCGCTGATCCCCGCGAAGGTGTCGTTCAACGAAGAAGAAACCCTGACCGAAGGCCAAGCCGTGGTGGTCAAGGGCACCTTCAACGCTCAGAACAAGTCCACACGCTACCCAGCGTAATCTGGGCATTCCGCCCACAACCATTGCACCGACGCAGCCGCTTCGCTCCTTCAGCGGGGCGGGCGGTTGCGCACGGGCTCAACTTCTCCCGCTGAAAGAAAATACTATGGCAAAGCAAAAAACTGTTCCCGTGACCAGCCTGAAGATGATGGCCGGCAAGTCGCCAACCTTCCCCCTGACCGTGACCGTGAAGAACCTCGATGGCGACGAGTTCGATGTGGTGTTCACCGCCAAGGCTCAGAAAAAGAGTGAGTGGGCCGCTATCCGCGATGCGCACCGCAAGACTGCAGACGGTGTCGAGCAGCCGGCCGAGAAGGCTGAATTCTCGTTCGAGGACCTGGTGAAGGACGGCATGCGCCAGGCAGCCGAGATCGTGGCCGGCGCCGTTACGGGCTGGAACTTGGAAGACGAGTTCAGTGTGGACAGCCTGATCGTGCTGGAAGACCAGTGCGGCGGTTCGCTGGCCAAGGTGCTGGGTAAGTACGACGCAGCTCTGTTCACAGGCCAATTGGGAAACTAAAGCAGATAGCTCGAGCTCTGTTTGAGCCTCCTGTCACAGAGGCAGAGGCTCAAGCTGCAGGGTTCGAGCTAGAGGACTACCCAGAGCCCGAGATCATCGAAGTCTGGCCCGACAACGAAGCCGCGCTGGACATCGCAATGATGATCGGCACCCGGTGGGTCTACCCGGCAATGGGGGGGGTGCCCCTGGGTGTGCGATGGGAGGCCATCTACCCACTGATGGACCGCAAGGCCACAGGAGAGGCCTGGGATGAACTGCACGAGTACATGATGGTCATCGAGGCAGAGGCCCTGGCTACTCTCCGCGAATTCGCACCGAAAGGCGTGGCTAAATAGTGATGCTCCTGAGCTGATCTATAAATAACATTTAGGAATGGCGAATGCGGAGCGTAAGGTATGATCCACAGGCTCAGTTTGGGATCTTCACAACCTGGGAGCACCATCCATGTTTGCCACTCAGCCATTTGCCTCGATCCACAGCAGCCCAGAGCAGGCAGCTGATGCGGTTCTGCGCCAGTATTGGAACGGGCAGTACCCCGTGGACCCGGTTCTGATAGCTCAATCCATGGGCCTAACAGTGGGCCTATTGAACCCATTCACTGAGCATGGTTTGAGTGGTCGATTCGATGCTGTGCAGAGGTACATTGGAGTTTCCTCCACAGAGGCGCCTGTTAGGCAGCGCTTTACTACTGCACATGAAATTGGGCATTATGTACTGAATCATGGCTCGAATTTTCGTGATGCCCCTTCTTCATTTTCTTCTGGAATATCTGATCCAAAGGAAAGGGAAGCCAATCAGTTCGCTGCTGCGCTCTTAATGCCAGCAGAAGCGGTAAGGCAGGTAATCGCATCTGGGCGATTTCGACTCGTTGAAGAGATTGCCAATCTTTTTGGGGTATCGAAGGTAGCAATGAGCTATCGGATTAGCAATTTAAATCTCAGCTTGTTCTTATGACCGGTAAAAACATGCCAGACCCAAGCGAAGACTTGGCAGGTGGTGACATTCTCAAGCCTGTGGCAGGGCAAACTCTTGATGAATTACTAGCTGAAAGTGTCTCGCGACGAATGCATAGATTTGCGTCTGCAATTCTAGTCTTTGTTGTTGTTGGTGTATTATTAATCTGTGTTTTTATCTTAGTCTGCAAAATTGCTGAGGATTTGCAACATCTTACCGCCCCTGCTGTTGGTGCAGTCGCTTCACTTATCACTGCTATATCTGTTTTAACATTTGCGTTGGCGAAGTTTGCGTTTGGCCTCGCTTCAGCGCCCGAAAGCAAAAAAGAATCGCAAGATCCTCCTGCCCCGCTTATGCTGGAGGCGCTGAAACTTATCAGTACTGCAGTTGAAAAATTAAGCAGTATTCTAAAAAGTAGTACTCACTAGCTTCTGGTGTTGGATTTTCCTAACAATACTAAAAAGAAATCTGACTGGTAATTACTCCTAAGGCTCGCTTCGGCGGGCCTTTTTCATGGGCTCACGCATTTGCGTGGGCCTTTTTTATTGGGCACGCCATATGACCGATGTAGCAGCCGTAGGCATTGCCGTTGAAACAGACGGCGTAGACAAGGGCATCAAGAAGCTGGCCGAGCTGGCTCAACAAGGGCCCAAAGTCGAGCAATCGATGGCCGGCATCTCTGCGGAGAGCAAGAAGGTTGCAAAGTCTCTGGCTGACCTTGGATCGGGCGCAGGTGATGGCCTGAAGAAGACCGGCGACGCCGCGCAGAAGGCTGCCACCGGCATCAAAGCGTCTGGTACGGCTGCGCGTGAAGCGGTGACCAGCACTGCAAGCCTGGCTCGAGCAATGGCCTCGCTGACCGTCGAAGAAGAAAAGCACATTCGCAAGTTGGTCGAGGAGGCGAACGGCCTTCGCATGACTCGCGGTGAGATGGAAGCCTATCGTGCTGCGCAGCGTGGCATGAGTACTGGCGCACAGGAGATCGCTCGAGCCATGGGAAGTCGCATCGACGCGTTGAAGGTCGAGCAGAAAGAACTGGCTCAAGCCTCCCGAGAGGCCGATAAGTACGCGAAAGACATGCTGCGCGCTTCTGCATCCAGCAGTGCGGCTGAAAAGTCGTTCCGCGCACTGAACACGGCAGCAAACGCAGTGAGCGCAGCTCTGTCCATCATCGGCGTTGGTTTTGGTGCTCGCGAAATCATCACGCAGATCGATGGATACACCAAGTTCACTGCGCAACTGAAACTGGCGACAAAGGGCGCGTCGGATTACTCGGCCGCGATGGCATCCGTGCAGCGCATCTCTACCGATGCTCAGCAAGGTATCGGCGAGCTGGGGACGCTGTATGCGCGCATTGCGAACGGTACTGCGTCGCTCAACCTGAGCCAGCAGAAGCTCTCGGACATCACGGAGACTGTTGCGCTGTCCCTCAAGGTGTCCGGTGCTACCGCGTCTGAGGCATCGTCAGCTATGTTGCAGTTGTCGCAAGCATTCGCTTCAGGCGTGCTGCGCGGCGAAGAATTCAACTCGGTGAACGAGGCCGCGCCTCGACTGATGAAGGCCTTGGCTGATGGCCTGGGTGTGCCAGTGGGCGCTCTGCGCAAGATGGCAGAGGCTGGACAGCTCACATCTGCCGTGCTGGCCGACTCGCTCCCAAAGGCGCTGGGCAAACTCCGGGAAGAAGCGGAGTCGGTGCAGACCATTTCCGGGGCCTTCACGGTCCTGAAGAACAACATCATGCTGATGGTCGGCGCACAGGCTACTGCCAGCGGCGCAACCAAGGGCTTTGCCAGCGGCATCAATCTGCTGGCAAACAACCTGGATGTTCTGGCGACGGTGGGCGGAGCGGTGGCTTTGGTGCTGGGTGCTCGATTCACCGCTTCTGTTGCTTCTACCGGGGTAGCTTTTGCCGCGTCAACGATCCAAGCGGCGCGCTATCAATTGACCCTGGCCAGCATGGCCGGAGTTAGCACAACTGCAGCCACTGGCCTTATCGCTATGGGTGGAGCCGCACGCGGGGCTTCCGCAGCGATGGCGTTTCTGGGCGGACCTCTGGGCGTGATCCTGACCGTTGCAGGAGCGGCTACTGCGGCTTTCTACGCGTTCCGGGACAGCTCTGAGAGCTTGGTCAAGAGTGTCGGCGGGCTGAACCAGCCGCTGGAAGAACTCAAGAAGAAGCTGGATGCGCTGCCCGCAGAGAAGCAGATCGTTATCAAGATGGCGATCCAGGATGAGCAGAAGACTGCTATCAAGCAATCGCAGAAGGAGCTGGATGCACTGATCCAGTCTGTCGCTGGCTTGGCCAGCATACGCATGCCGTCAGACCAGTTTGAAGCCTTGATCAATGATTTGCGTGATGCCGGCAAAGAGGGCGGCAACCTCGCGCCTGTTCTACAGAGGGCTGCCGAGTCTGGAAATATCAGCCCTAGCATCCTGCAGAAATGGCTGGAGATGGCTAGCCGGCTTCGTGAAGCACAAGCGGCAGCAAAGGGCGCCGCCGCAGCTCTTCAAAATGCTGCCAGCAACACCAGCGTACCTCTTGTAGCTGCTGAGAATTCGCTATTCCTGCAACGCGCTAAGGCTGCGCTAGAGGCATCCAAAGGGTATAAGTCTCAGGCAGAGAGGATGCGTGAAGTTCAGGATGTGGGCAAAAAGTTGGCGGGTGAGTTGAAGACTCTGCAGGGCGCCCAACTCGGCAACTCCAAAGAAGCGAAGGACTTGGAGGAGCGGATCAAGGGCGTCAATGAGCAACTGGCTTCAATGGCCAAGAAAGGCAGAGATAGTTCTGGCGCTGCAGCGGTTAAAAAGGAGCAGTCCGAATATGAGAAGCTAATCAGCTCTATCAAGCTCAAGATTCTTGAAAATGAAGAAGAGCTGAAGTATGGCCGCAAGCTCTCGGAGGCAGACAAACTGCGATTTCTGATCTCAGAGCAGGGCACGAAAAAGCTGACGCAGGCACACAAGCAACAGGCTCAAGCCTATCTGGACGAATTGGCTCGGGGTGATAAAACAATCGAGGCCCTAAAGGAGGAAACGGCTGCGCGCGCTGCTTGGCGGGAAGAGCGGCAGCGAGGGGTGAATGCTGTGTTCTCCTCGGCCCAGTCCCTAGAGAGTGAGAACCAGCAACTACGAGACGAGATTGCGTTGATCGGCAAGACTCGTCAAGAGCAAGCCTCAATCTTGCAGATGCGTCGTCAACAAGTGATAGCCACCAAGGAAGCAGCACTCGCGGCCTTGCAAGCGAAGCAATCATTCGATGTCTTTGACACCCAGATGATTGAGGCTCTGCAGGCGCAGATTAAGGAGCTCAAGGAGCGCAATGATCTGCTTGGCTTGAAGGATGTCGCTGTCAAGTCAGACGAGGCTAACAAGGAGCTTAAACAGAAGTACGAGCAGACCATCCAACAGGTCGAGGACATTTTCGTTCAAGGCTTTGCAGACATGATGAACAACGGAAAGTCCGGCTGGGAATCGTTCTGCAAGTCTTTGCGCACGTCGTTCTATACCCTGGTGGCCAAGCAGATCTACAAGATGCTCGCCGAGCCGTTCGTCATCAACATCGTTGGAAACTTTCTGGGGTATACGGGCGGCACGGCTGCAAGCGTATTAGGGGGGGCAGCCAGTGGCGGCGGCATGTTCAGCAACTTCAGCTCCGGGCTGAGCGGCGCGAATGCGCTTGGACTGCTGGGCACCTTTGGCGGTGGCATGTCCGCAGGCTTCAGCGGCCTGATGGGCTCCTTGGGCCTGAGCACGACTGGCGCAACCTTCGGCGGCGCTATGTCTGCCGGCACCATTGCAATGGGCTCTGGCAACATCTTGGGCGGTCTGGGCACGTTCCTGGGCGCGCTGGGGCCCATCATCGGCGGCCTTGGCTTGCTGTTTGGCGGCGACATCTTCGGCTCACTCTTTGGACGCAAGCTCAAGGAATCGGGCGTAGAGGGAACCTTCGGCGGTGACAGTGGCTTTGAGGGCCGGCTGTTCAAGTACTACAAGGGTGGTCTGTTCCGGTCTAACAAAACGACCTACGAAGAGCTGCCTGAGGAAATGCGCTCTGCGCTGGGCAACCAGTTCCTGGCAATGGATGAATCCATCCGCGCCATGGCTGGTGCCGTGGGTCTGGGCGGGGAGGCTTTGGACGGCTTTACGGCCAAGATCAAGGTCAACCTCAAGGGCTTGAGCGAAGAAGAGGCCACCAAGAAGCTGCAGGAGGAGTTCCAGAAGATCGCCGACCAGATGGGCGGCCTGGTGCTGACGACGGACGAATACACCCGGGCCGGGGAGACCCAGCTTGAGGCGCTCACCCGCCTGTCTACCTCGATCACGCTGGCAAACGAGTGGTTCAAAGCCATCGGGGACACGCTCTACTCTGTGAGCCTCGCGGGTGCTGACATGGCATCGGAGTTGATGGATGCATTCGGCGGAGCAGACAAGTTCGCCGCAGCGACCAGCAACTACTACGACAAGTTCTACACGGATCAGGAGAAGGTTGCGAACCAAACGCGGCTTTTGAATGAGGCCTTGAAGAAGCTTGGCGTGGAATCGATGCCCACCAGCCGGGATGCGCTGCGGGAGTACATCAACGGGATTGACCTCTCAACCGAGGCCGGCCGCAAGCTGTACGCCGCCATGATCGGTTTGGCTGATTCGTTCGATGTGGTCTACACCTCCGCCGAGAACATCGCCGCCATGAAGGAAGACCTGAACGTGCAACTCTTGCGCGCCCAGGGCAAGGACGACGAGGCGACGAAGCTGGAGCGCGCAAAGCAGTTGAAGGAACTTGAGAAATACAAGGACCCTGAGCTTGTTCGCATGCAGGTCGAGGTTTGGAACGCCGAAGACAAGGCCAAGAGTGACGCAGCAGCCAAGCAAGCTGCTGAGGACCTGGCCGCAGAGATGGCGGCCGCGCAAAAGGCCGCCAAAGACCTGGCCATGAAGAACCTGGAAGCCGCTGTCTCCCGTGAAAAGGAGTACTGGAACCAGTTCTCCGCAGACGCCAAGGACGCTCTGACCAAGGCATCGAGCTACTTTGACCTGGTGACCAATGCGGCTAAGTCGCTGCGGGATTCGGTCGAGGACAGCGCAAGCTGGTCGGCTGCGGCCGGCATGGTGTACATCGAGCAGGCTTTGGACCGCGCCCGCAAGGGTGGGGGACTGTCGGACCTCGATGCGACCAAGTCGGCCATTGAAGCGGCTACCGGTGGTCTGGTCATGGACAACTACGCCACCCAGGCGGAACTTGACTATGACAAGAAGGTGCTGGCAGGCCAGCTGGACGAGCTTGGAGGCTATGCCGAGTTGGCGAAGTCGGATGCGCAAAAGCAAATCGACCTGGCCAATGCGCAGATCAAACGCTTAGACGACACGCTCACGTTCTGGAAGGAATACGGCGAAGAGCAGGTAGATGCAACGATGAGCGTTACCGACGCTGTCAATGCACTCTACAAGCTGCTGGACCCCAAGGAGCAAGAGCGGATTCGCAAGGAAGAAGCGGCCAAAGCTGGTGTGGGCGGAGGTTCTGCCCCAGGCTACACCCCCACGGGCGGTGGCAGTCTGGGCGGCACAGTCGCCGGATCGAACCGGGTCACGGTGGTGGGCTTGACTGCTGACGGGCGGGCCATCTTCAGCAATGGAGAGGTCGGCAAGTACGCTGCAGGTGAGCACGCCTACAACAGCACCGGGGCGATGGTCAGCAATGGCTACTCCCTGGCGGAGTTCGAGCGTTTCAAGACCAGCGGCGAGTTCGAGTGGGACCCAGCAACGGGGCAGTGGCGTAAGCGGGCATCGTTTGCCATCGGCACGAACTACGTGCCGCGTGACATGACCGCGAACATCCACCAGGGCGAGCGGATCATCCCTGCGGCGGACAACCGGGCGCTGATGGCTGCATTGAACACCCAAGGGGGTGGCAATGCAGAGCTGATCACGGCGGTCAAGAAGCTTGAGGAGCGTCTGGCATCCATCGACCACAACACCGCGAGCTCAGCCGTCTCTAGCCAACGCTTGGACGAGAACTTCAACCAAGTGACCGAGGGCGGCAACGGCATGCGTGTCGTCAACCCTGGTTAAAAGGGAAATCTATGTACGTGTTAGTCCCCAAGCAGATTGGGGACAGCTCGATGCTGGCCGGGTCCATCCCCGCTGTCGATACGGCAGCCGGGGAGGTGGCCTGGACGGCAGGCGCAGCTGTCGCCAAAGATGCAGAGCGGGTTTACGGGCAGCGCGTATACAAATGCGCGGTTGTCCCGCCCAATCTCAATATCCCACCGGACCAAGACACCAATAGCTGGAATGACATGCGCCCGTCAAACCGGTGGGCGCCCTTCGACCCATACGTGCAGACGACTCAAGTCAACCGCCTTGGCTCGCTCACGTATGTGATGAAGGTGCCATTTATCACCGGCTTGGACCTTCGTGGGCTTACCGGAAAACGGCTGCAGATCAGGGTGACGGATGGGGTAGGCGGGGCGGACCTGATCACTCCCGTCGATACCGGGCTGAACCTTCCGCGTGTCGGCTGGTGGAACTACTTCTTCGGTGAACGGACGGCCATCAAGTCGTTCCGCATCGAGAGCATCCCCAGCAAGTCGTCCACCGTCATCACGGTGACGGTGTCGGCCGACCCGAGCCAACCGGTGGGGATCGGCTGGATGTCGATCGGCACCTGGACGGCTTTCGGTATGACCCGTGTCGGGATGCCTTCGGGCACCCAGTATGGGGCGAATGCCGAGATCCAGAACTACAGCTACCGCAAGGACTTTGAGGACGGCACCTTCCGTGTCGTGCCCCGAGGCTCGGCGGTGAATCTGACACTGCCCGTGATCATCGATGCAGAGGATGCCAACCGGCTGTTCTCGCTCATTGAACGGCTCAAGGACACGCCTGTCTCGGTCTATGCCAGCTCCATTGGCAAGTACCGCTATCTCGCAACGGTGGGCTTTATCAGCATCGGATGGCAGCCGCACACCACGGTCAGCACATCCATAACAGTGAATGTAAAGGGGGTTGTCTAATGCCAATCGTCGCAGTACCACCAATCCGGGACCTTGGCACCGTCCCGAACAACAACATGGACGAGGCCACGTTCAACGTG